GTCAGGAGTGCCTCTGCTGCGAATTGTCTCATCCGTCTACTCTGACGGTAGGACTTTCCAACAGCAAGAGAGAGATTCTCAATGGCCACAGGGATTCCAGATTTCGGCTCGAAAAACTTTCGGCGTTCTCCGGTCAGAACCACTACGAGAAACAAAACTTCTCCAATGTGGTCTAGGACAGAGGACACGGGAAAAGGAGAAACCTCCTCTCCACGGAACAGGTATCTTTTTGCGAACTCACAAATCTGAGAAGAAGTGTAAGTTTTAGCTAGAGACACCTGTACTCCGATAAGGTCGAGCTTAGTCCGGTAACATGCAGCGAGGTTGGAGTCACCGATAAGGACATCATCACCAAGGATAACATACTTTGCGGTTTCCCACGAAATCTTTAGCTCGCGACAACACCAGTACATAACGAAATGGTGAGCCACTGTGAAGGAGGACCAGGAAGACTGAGCCCCCATAGGGTTTCCTACCGCATATCTAATGGAGTTACGCGGAGAAACACTAAAAGGGTAGTCGACCATAATCCTCTTCCATGCTGCAGAATACTCTACGCCACATTGCCATGCAAGGATATCAGCAATAAGATCAATTGGAAATCGATCAGTTGCCGCAGTCAGGTCTACGGAGTGGAGAATAATATTTTCACCCCAAGACAGAACCTTCTCCTTGAATGCCCCCTGTGCGAATGTCATATCCTGGTTGATGCCGCGGAGGATCCCAAATAGGAAAGAGTGGAGACCGCGCAGAGCCTCCTGAGACCAATAGTCCAGGATAGCAATTGCGCGGGTCTTACCCTCCTTATCTGGGATCCCCACTACCTTCCTGATACACTTCGACTTAGGTTCAAAGAACTTAGAAGAAGGATCAGAAAGAGTAGGTGCCTCAACTAGGAGGCGCCCCATGAAATCACGGAGCGTCTTACCCCCAACAACCCCAATGTCCTCAACGAGTTCCGGATGAACCGAAATCCCGAGAAGATCAGTAAAGGCTGTGGTGAGGGCGGGCCCGTTAGGGCCAGCCTTCTGGGTAAAATGACAACTCGACCAGTCATTCGGCTTTGCGCCCTTCTTCCGCCTAGTAATTTTCTTCCAAAATGGTTGAATATACTGGGCATAAGATTGAGGTTGGAGAACCGCGGTTGCTGGAGAGGTAATGGGCGAGAGGTCTACCTTAACAGGTAGCCTAAAGGCGCGCAGAGCCGTAAGAGCTGTGAGGACAATCCGGATAACCGGAG